AGGGGCAGGAATGACTAAAGCTGGAGTTCGTAGGTATCGAGCAGCGAATCCCGGAAGTAAGTTAAAGACCGCAGTTACAGGTAAGGTTAAACCAGGAAGTAAAGCAGCAAAGAGAAGAAAATCTTTTTGTGCCAGAATGAAAGGTATGCCAGGGCCTATGAAGGATTCTAAAGGCAGACCAACTAGAAAAGCAGCGTCCCTTAGACGCTGGAGATGTAGGTAGTGTTCGGACTTCCGATAGAAGCTGTATCTATGTTAGGGTCTACCGCTTTAGGCGGTGTGATGAAAATGTGGGCACAGTCTCAAGCGGATAAAGCAGAGCAGCATAAAATGATGCTGCAAGCTAACCAACAAGTGCAAGAGAGTGTAGACAGTGCTAGAAACTACTACAATCCAAATGCAGCTTGGATACGCAGATTCATTGTAGTATCTGCTATGATGGCAGGAATAGGGATTGTATTCCTAGCTCCGCTGTTAAACCAAGTAACTAACATTCCAATAGAAGTAACACAAGGAAGTAAAATGCTGTTCGGTATCTTTGACAGTACCAGAACAGTAACAGAATACTTAACCCTAGAGGGTTGGGTAACTCCAGAGTGGCTACCTGTAGCAATTATGAACATTATCGGATTCTACTTTGGTAGCGCAGCTATGACGAGGAATAAATAATGTGGACAAAACCTACTTACATAGACCTTCGCTTTGGTTTTGAAGTGACTATGTACATAAATAACCGATGACTTTAATTCAAATCATATTCTCAGCAGCTGTATTGTACGCTTTGTACTGCATACAGCCTGTTAGATTTAAAAACTGGAAACCTTACGTTAGAAAATACTGTCAGTGCGACAGTAAAAAAGATTAAATTATGGCAAAAGCTAAAGGTAACCCAGCCTTAGTCAAAGGCGGGCCTTCACTTAACCCTAAAGGACGACCAAAAGGGTCAAAGAATAAACTCACTCAAATGCAAAATGCGTTAATCGACCAGTTTGCAGGGGAGATGAATAAAGAATTTAAGGCAGTTATCCGCACTATTATACGAGAAGCAAAGGGTGGAGACATGTCAGCAGCGAGATTGCTCATGGATAGAGCAATTCCTGCTAGAAAAGCCGTAGAACACTACGGCGCACAGGATTCTGGCGGCATTGTAATCAATATTAAAGGATTAGATGACGTTAGTTTAGACGATGGTACAACAGTAAACGCAGATTTCAAGGAGATTGATGATGGCGTACAAGATGAACACTAACCAATGTAGCGATTACGCTAATATGGGCAACTCAGGTGGCGTAAACAACCACGGTGGGACTGCTTCTAGCGGAACTCTCTACTACGCAGCTAGTTCTGCTGCAGCAACTGTAATCCCTGAGAAGGGAACTTCTAACGGCGGTAAGTAAGATGGGTAAAAAGAAAGGAAAGCCAAAGCCGTATGGCTACAGAGCTTAATTTTTCACTGCACCCTGCTCAACAGGCTATTTTTACTGATGAAAAAAGGTTTAAAGTAGTTGGAGCAGGTCGACGTTTCGGTAAGTCTTACCTCGCAAGAGTTAAGCTTATCGTTAAAGCGTTAGAAGATACAAATGAGTTTGGTTATGACCTGTCGGATAAAGCGTGTTACTACATAGCTCCTACATTTAACCAAGCAAAAGACATTATGTGGCAGTCATTGAAGCAAATGGCTGCACCCATAACAAAGAAAGTACGAGAAAACGAAGGTATTATTACCTTAGTTAACGACAGAACGATACATCTTAAAGGGTCTGACCGCCCTGAGTCTCTTCGAGGCGTAGGATTATCGTATGTTGTGATGGACGAATACGCTTTTATGAAGGAAGAAGTCTGGACTTCTATAATTCGTCCTACTTTAGCAGACGTGCGTGGCGGTGCATTATTTATAGGCACACCAAATGGAAAGAATCACTTTTACGATTTGTTCCTAAACGCACAAGAAGGGTTAGATGCAGAGGATTGGTCTGCTTGGACTTACAAATCCATAGATAATCCGTTTTTAGACCCTAAAGAAGTGCTAATGGCGACTAAAGACATGCCGTTAGAGTACGTCAGACAAGAATTTGAAGCTAACTTTGCCTCTTTTGGGGGCACAGTCTTTAAATCTGACATGATAGAAGTAGCTGACAGTCCAAAAGACGGGGGAGACATTTACATGTCGGTAGACCCCGCAGGTTATGAAGATGTTAAAGGGATTTCTCAAGGTAAATCCCACAGACTAGACGAAACAGCCATATCAGTAGTAGAAGTCTCTAATTCTGGGTGGTTTGTACACGAAGTTATAACAGGACGTTGGAATGTAAGAGAAACAGCGTTGCGTATTTTAAAAGCAGCGCAGTCTTACAGACCTAAAGTAGTAGGAATAGAAAAAGGTGCGCTTAAAAACGCACTAATGCCTTACTTGCACGACAATATGAGAAGGTTAAATGTATACCCGTACATTACAGAGCTTTCTCACGGTAATCAAAAGAAAGCTGACCGAATTGTTTGGGCGTTACAAGGTAGAATGGAACAAGGTAGGTTAACTTTTGCACCCGGAGAGTATTTACCAAAGATAACAGAGCAATTGCTAGACTTTCCTAATCCGTTGTCGCATGACGACATGATAGATAGCCTAGCCTACATAGACCAGATTGCAGTAACACCATACGATATGAGAATAAACAGCGATGTAGAGGAATGGGAACCTCTTGACCCTGTTAGCGGAATGTAATAAGGACGCATAATGGCAGTAACAAAAATAGTAGAAAACTACGGAGACCAATCTTCTGAGCAACCAGCTCGCGTTGACACAGAGTTAACAGGGTGGATTGTCTACAAAGTAGATAATTGGGAAGAGTCCCGTAATCGCCAACATCAAGACCGTTGGCAAGAGTATTATCGTCTTTGGCGCGGTCAACACGGCGGAGCAGAAGATAAAATACGACAACACGAACGCTCTAAGATAATTGCACCTGCTTTGCAGCAGTCTATCGAGGCTGGCGTTGCAGAGATGGAAGAAACTATCTTTCACAGAAAACGGTGGTTTGACCTAGAAGATGATGTACGAGAAAAGGTCTTTGCACAACTAATAAAAGAGAATCAAAATCAAATAGACCCACAACAGCTAGAAGCCTTAGCTAGAGATGTAGATACAAGGTTAGACGGAATTACGTCACAACTGTTAGAAGATTTTGAAACACGGAACGTAAATCAAGGGATATCAGAGATACTCTTAAACGCAGCCTTATACGGCACAGGCGTAGGAAAGATAGCGGTAGAGCAAAAGCCTAGAAGAGTACCTATAACTGGCTCTGCAGGAGTTACAAGCGATATAGAGTTAGTAGAAGATATACACGTTAACCTTATTCCTGTAGACCCTAACGAGTTTGTTATAGACGTAGCTGCTCGCAGCATAGACGAAGCTCTAGGCGTAGCACACGTTTACACGATACCTAAGCACGAAGTAGTACAAAAACAAGACAGAGGTATCTGGAATAAAACTGAAGTAGGTTTGTACGATAATGACCCTTCAGAACACCAAGAGTTTGACATACACGAAGAAAGCTACACTGACGTAGAGCATGTAGAGATACTAGAGTATCACGGGCTTGTACCTAAAGACTTATTTAAAGATGCTGCTAAAGAAAGCGTTATAGACCCTTTAGCTGAGTTTGCAGAAGAAAATTCTAACTTAGAGTATGACGATGCAGGAGAAATGGTAGAAGCTATTGTTTGGCTTGCGAATCGTTCTCAATTACTTAAAGTAGTTCGTAACCCATTTATAATGCAAGATAGGTCTTTTGTCGCATTTCAGTGGGACACAGTACCTAATAGGTTCTGGGGTAGAGGCATAGCCGAGAAAGGTTATAACCCTCAGAAAGCGTTAGACGCAGAATTAAGAGCAAGGATAGATTCGTTAGCACTAGCTACTTATCCTGTTGCTTTGGTTAATGGAATGATGGCTCCTAGAAACGGAGACTTTTCTATTAGACCGGGAAGAAATATTGTTGTTAGCGGCCCTGTTAATGAGGCTATTGCACCATTTAAGTTTCCGGGGCCAGACCCGCAGAGCTATCGACAGTCTGCCGAGTTTGAGCGTATGGTAACAATGGCTACGGGGTCTATGGACACCGCAGCCCCATTAGGAGTTAACCCTCGTAATGCTACTGCAGGTGGCATGTCAATGATGATGGGTGCTATTCTTAAACGAGCGAAGAGAACACTCCGAAACATGGAGTTTGAGTTTCTTTCGCCATTAATCCACAAGGTTGCTTGGCGGTACATGCAGTTCGATACGGAGCGTTATCCCGTAGCCGATTATCGCTTTAGAGTTCACGGAGCTTTAGGCGCGCAAGCGCGTGAGTTTGAGGTAGCACAATTAACTCAACTTATGCAAACAGTACCTCCGGGTTCTCCTGCTTACTGGGTATTGCTTAAAGGTGTTATTAATAATTACAACATCGAAGATAAAGAGATGTTGGTTAAAATATCTGACCAGTTCTTACAGCAAGCCCTTAATCCACCAGAGCCACAACCTGACTTTGACCAGCAAGCTAAGATGCAAGACCAAGAACTCAAGAAACAAGCTCTTATGTTTAAGGTTATGGAAAGCAAGCTTACAAACGCTAGAAAAGATGTTGAGATGGAAGCAGAGGCTGAGAGAGACAGAGGCGAAGCTATCTGGAATCAGTCAGAAGCTCTACTTAATATTGCTAAAGCTCAAACAGAAGAACAGAAAGCTGCTGCTGAAGTTGCATACAAAGAAGCTAAAGCTGCTGAAGCTTTGGCAGGTAAACCTGCTACAGAAAACTCTGAGCCGACAACTCCAGTAGACTATCTAAGCTTAGTTAACTTCTTAAAAGAGAACTATGAGCAGTTTACTAGTGACGCTATACAAAGCATAGACAATAAAGTGAATCAAAGTCTTAATCACTTAACCCAAAGACAACAGATGTTTCAGATTGACCCGCTTAACGCTAAGTTAGACGCAATACTGCAACAACAAGGTAATATGGCTCCACAAGCTCCACAAGAGCAGACTCCTCCTGATTTAACTATAGAACGTGGCCCTGACGGTAGGGTAGCGTCTATAGGAGGACGACCTGTGCGTAGAGGAGACAATGGTGAACTGCGAGGTGTTGAATAATGGCTAGTACCTATACTTCAAATTCTGGAGTCGAGAAACCGGGCATTGGTGACCAATCAGGAGAGTGGGGTACTACAGTCAATACCAATATGGATATATTGGATAGGGCTATTAACGGTGTAGGTGTTATTACTTTATCGGGAACAACGCATACATTAACGACTACAGACGGAGCATTGTCAGACGGACAATACAAAGTTCTTGTTTTAAGTGGTAGCCCTAGCGGTACAAATACTATAACCATTAGTCCTAATGACCAAGACAAGTTATATTTTGTAGTTAACAATAGTGGGCAGACTGCTACGTTTTCTCAAGGCTCTGGAGCTAATGTTAGTGTTGTTAACGGCGATACTAAAATTATATACGCTGACGGAGCAGGGTCTGGAGCAGCAGTCACAGAATTTGCATCTGAAACAGATGCGTTA